TATCAGGGGGTGCCACGCAAAAAATGCACGTCTGCTGCAGCCTGTCGGACAAGGCAGCGCAACCGAGAGTAACACACCGAATCATAAACGCATATTAGGCTTGAGATCAATCACGTAACGCTGGCCAGCCCCGCCTGCTGTAGCGCTGCGAGCACCGCGGCAAGGGTCGCGCGAGCCTCTGCGTCGACAATCGATCCGCCCACCGGCGCGGCGATCGGGGGATAGGCAGACCATGCGCTGCCATCGAACCTTCGGCAGACCGCCGCCATGTCATCGCGCAGCTGCATCCCGGCCGGCGCGGTGGCAAATCGCCACCCCCCATCCGTGCAGATGGCGATCTTCCCTGCTTGGCCGACCCAGGCACCGATGGGGGCGGGGCCCACGATCCACGCCTGACCGGGTGCAGGCGCGAGCGGCGCAGGGTCGTTCAGCATGGCCTTCACGGCGCCGCGCAATAGCGCATCCGCCAGCACCAGGGCCTCGTTATGGGTGATTTCCTTCTGTGCCTGTGCCGGATGAAGCATGGGCATCGAGAAATTTGGGGTAAATGACATAGCTGGCCTTTCGCGCGGCTGAGAGAAAGGGACAAGGAGCGTGACGACCGTCTCCCGGTGCGGGCCCCACGGCTCGGCCTCGCGCTTTCGCCGTTCGGGACGGGATCGTTTCAGAGCTCCAGCGGAACGATGAGCGGCGGTGACACGCCGAATGCTCCATGCTGGACGATGGAAGCCTCGACGAGCTCGCTCGCGGCCGCAGCGAGTGCGGCGACTGTAACGGTATCAAGCACCAGCATTGGCGACGCGCATTCGAAAGCAGCGACTGCGATGCCATCGGCAAGGATCGAAACCCGATAGGCCTCGAATTCCTCACCCAACGGCGCATCGAGCAGATCCCGCCAGGCGAAGCCGCTGCGACTGCGACGCGTCCAGCGGATTGTCAGATCGCCGTCCTCCTCACGTTCGATCCGTCCATGGACCGGCGAAAGCGGGCGCACCGCCCGGCCCGGGCCGGCGAGAGCGGCATGTACCGGAGCCCCATCGCCCCTGCCCTGCGCCGCTGCGCGAAAATCCGGCCCGGGACCGATCCGATCGGGATCGACCACCCCTAGCGCCTCGGTGAGCAGCACGAAGCCCTCGCCCACGCTGTGGTCAGCTATCCAATCCTCGGTTCCGCCGCGCCCGCGCAACAGACGCGTGAGGCGAAACGTGCGATTGCCAAGCGGTTCCACGCGCGCGAACTGCAACAGCTCGGCGCCAACCATTGCCATATTGGCCCCGCTTGCCAGCGCATCGTCATCGGCATTGGCAAGGACGAGCGGACCATCGCGCACCAGCCGTACGGTGATGCTCGCGCGATCGTCGCGCAGTAGTGCCGTGCCATGGGTCGGCGGCACGAGCACCTCGCCCATGGTGGCGCCGACCCGCAGGAAGTCGAGCGGCTCGCCGGTCGATCCATCGGCCTCCCGCGTATAGACGGTCGCCCCGCGCCAGCCTGCCGAAGCGCCGGCCACAGCGATGGCGATATGGGGATGGTCCATGGGCCGATCCATCGGGGATGGCAGATCGAACAGCGCCAGGACGGTCGCGCCGATCGCATCGTCAGGGGTGTTCACGCTGCGCCCCGGATCGCTGCTGGCAGCAAGCGGGGACGGGCGGGTGCGCAGGCTGACCAGCGCAAGGTCGATCCCCTCGGCCCGCCATTGCCAATGCTGAACCCGCCAATGCCCGGCCACGCCTTCGACAGTCACGATCCGGCCCGGCTGCAGCGCAGGATCGAACAGGGTAACGCGCAGGTGCAATCGCTCCAGCCCGTCGCGGTCCAGTTGCACGAGCTGCTCCACCCGCTGCTGGGCTCGCGCGGCGGTCATCACCGCAGGCACGTCGATCTGCTGCGCCCGGCCACTCCCGCTGCTGCCGCTCCGGCGTAGCCCCGGCTGATAGTCGCGTTCGGGATCATAATAGCGCAGCGCCAGCGCGCCCGATGTCGGCGCGGTCCGCTGACGTTCGAACGCGCGCATGTCCGATGCATCGCGCGGCAGCAGAGCGGACTCCGGAATGAAGCTCACAGGCCCCCGCGCATTTTCGCGCCAGATCGTCCGCAACTTACCATCCTGCTCGACCAGCGAGACCGGAAATCCAGCGGCAATCGCCTGAACCGCATCGCGTCGGCTTTCGGACGGCAAGCTCCAGCCGGTGACCGACCCATCGCCCTCGGGCACCCCGGCGGCGGTCAGGTCGGCAATCAGCGGACCCAGCGCCACATCCTCGGCACTTCCGATCACCTCGAAGGTGAGCGAAGGGATGCGGTTGCCGAATTCTTCCAAGGCCATGTCCTCGAACACGGCATAAGCCAGGCCGCGATAGGCCGGGCATTGTCCCGGCCCTTCGGCAGCGGCGATCAGCGGGTCGAGCGGCTGGTCGTCATGGCCAAGGTGCAGGCGAAAACCGGTTTCGCTGGTGAACACGCCGTCCTGGCCGCGCAGCAGATTGCCCTCGGCCCAGATTCGACCGACAGCTTCGATTGGCCGCGCGGAGAGCGCGACGGCGAAGCTCACCGAATAGCTGTAGCGCGTCGTCCCCGGCCTGCCCTTTCCGCCGCCTTCACGAACCTTGCGCTCCTTGAGGTCGGTCGCCCAGATGACCGTCCCGGCGATCCGAACGCGGCCATGCACATGAGCAAAGGGACTGCCATATTGCGAGCTCTGCACCGCCAGATCGGTGAGCCTCGGCCCCTCTCGATCCCTTGGACGGAACAGGACGGTCTGATCGATCGTGCGCCCGACCAGCGCGCCCAGCGCGCCGCCCAGCGGACCTCCGACCAGCGTGCCGACGGTGCTCAATACCAGAGTTGCCAAAGCCTCTATCCTTGCTGAAGCCGCCAGCGCCGCCGCACCGGCCAGGGCGAAGGCGATGGCGCTGCGACGACCCGTCCCAGGCCGATATGCGCATGCACCAGCAGCGCATCACCATCGACCAGCACATGAAATTGCCCCACGCCGGGCTCGCACAGCAGAACGTCGCCCGGCGCGCCCGGCGCATTTTGGGCCACCCGGTCCAGACCGCACATCGCCGCCCAGCCGTCGAACCGGTCGAGGCAGCCGCCGCTCAGCCGGTAGTCGCATGGCGCATCGACGCCGCGCCCGATCCGTTCGAGCGACGCCGCGACCAGCCCGACGCAATCGAGACCCGTGGCCGGATCGCGCCCGTGCAAACGGAAGGGGCAGCCGACCAGATCGAGCGCGGCGGCGGCGAGCCTGTGTCCGTCGTCCATGTCAGAAGGTCGCAAACCGGGTGAGCAGGTCATTGCCGGGCAGATGCGGCTCGCCACGAAAGTTGATCGCATTGCCGAACCGGCCCGAGCAGGTCGCGAAGGCCTTGTCACAGCCTTCGACCAGCAAGGCGAGATCGCCCGGCTGTGCGGGCTCGGGCGGCGGCACGTCGAGCTGCAGCGCCGCGCCGTCATGGCCGAGGATTCTGCTCTGCAGCCCGGCATTGGCCCCGCCGATCCAGCGCAGCAGGCCATGATCGAACCTGGCGGCATCGTCCGCCTCCAGGCCGGCAAGAACCAGGCCAGTCTCGTCAGCCGACACCAGTGGCACCACCCGTTCGAACTGCGCGCGGCTGAGTCCGCAGCCCGGCCCGCAGAAATCCGCACGGCACGATGGCGAGGCGGCGGGCGCATAGGGCGCATCCAGCCGCGCCTTGATGCCACGCAGCTCGGCGGTAAAGCGCTGGCCCTGCACCGACACCGCGCCGAGATGGCCATGCCAGAACCAGGCAATGCCCTCGTCCGGGCGTTCCCAATCGGTCAAGCCCATGCGAATTGCGGCCTCGTCCCAGCGCCCCGCCTGCAGATCGTCGGCGCGGATCAGATCGTGGCTGAGCGCACCGCCGACATCCATGTCGAGCGGGTCGAGCCCGTCATCCATCTCGATCGCCGATGGCAGCATGCCCGGCGCGGCTTGATAGCGCACATGATCGATCACCAGATCGCGGTCATGTGCCGCAAAGCCGAGCGCGATTCCGTCGCGCCGCTCGACATGCCAGAGCATTGCGATCGTCTCGAGCGGGCGATCGAACCAGCGCGTCCTCATATAGCCTCGCGGATCTCGACCAGCGGCACCGATACCGCCTCGCCCGCCGCAAAGGTGGCCGCGCCCACGGTCAGTTCATCAGTAGTAAAGCGCACCGGCACGTCGAACAGAAAGCCCGCGCGCACCTCGGCACCGGTGGAGGG